GACCATCAATGCGGTCGGAGAGGATGTCCAACTCCATCGCTTGGTCTTGGTACAGCACGAAGTCGGGGACAGGTACAAGGTTGTCCGAAGTCGTCGTGGCGTAAAGCGGCTTCGGGCAGGGGAAGAACCCCTCAAAGTTGAGCGGGTCGTCACGCACATCAATGAAGTGCGACATACCCTTTGACAGCCAGTAGACCTTCAGCGTTTCCTTGTCCCAGAGTTCGCAGATTTTGGCGAGGTTGTATTGCCGCTTGCTGTCGCGGTAGGCGTTGAGCGTCTCCGGGCCTTGGTCGGTCGGTATCTGACGCGCCATTTCCTCGCCGAAACGCTCTACAAGCGCCTCACGGGTCATGTAGACCCAGCGCCATACCTGACCCACCTCTTCCCAAGTGCGGCCCTGTGAGTGTCCAAAGTCCTTCCAATGGACATAATCGACCGGGGCGCGTTCGTACTCAATCTCTTCAAGCGGCGGCGGTGCGCCCTCGCCCTGTTCGATGGCAGAGGTGATAGATACGCCATCGTCCTCTACGCCAATGGGGGCGACATGAGGCTCGTACCGCACCCATGCCGTGCCTCGACCGCCGAGGAACCTGTCCTCGACATCGTATTTCATGGTCGAGCGGAAATCGGGGTAATGCTCAATCTCAAAGTCGATGGCGCGTTCGACCAGCCGTGCAGCGACACGCCCAACGGGGTCGTTATCGCCAAAGCGTCTGCTTACATCAGCCTTCGGCAGTTTGGCGTAGACGGCAGGGATGAGCGTCTGGACATTGCTCCAGAGGATGTTGAACTTGGCGGTTTCGTTGCCGCCCGAGCCTCTGGTGTCGTCGCGGTAACGCTTGACGAGTTTCTTTACCCGCGCCTGCCACTTGGCAAACTCGTTCTCGTAGGTGCCGATGACCCGCAGGTACTTCTCAAGTTCTTGGCTAACGCGCTCGTCCATCTGTCAGTCCTTCTTGTTTCGCGCAGAGATGGCTCTAGCCTTTGCCTTGGCATCTTCCTTGCTCGACGCACCCCAAGCACGCAGCGCAAGCGCAAGGCGTGTCGGCTTGCCGTTCTTCTCCATCGGCCCAGCCATGTTGCCCATGCGTGCGAGGAACGATGCGCGGCGAGGATTGTCGCCGCCCTTCACCGGGGGCTTGAGGGTGCCACCCGTCTCACGCTTGTACGATGCGCGACCAGCGGCGTTGAGGCCACCCTTCGGGTTCTTGCCTTCCTTACGCTGCCACGCTGCGCTCATCAGTAACCCTTTTTCTCTGGTTTAGCCGTCTTCGCAGACTCGCGGAACGCCTTTGCGGTCGGCGCACCAGCCTCTCCGGGCTTACGCATCCTTTCGCCGGAGCCAGCCTTGATGCGCTCCTGCTTCGCTAGGATGTTGGCGTAGAGTCCGGGCTTACGGTTCATTTGCTGAACAAGCCAACTGCCAGCACAGCAGCGCCTGCACCCGTCGTGACCTTCCACGGGCCGGTAGCCGCGTTGAGGTTGAGTTCGAGGCTATACACGCCAACCGGGGTGTTAGCCGGGATAGCGAGGACGGTCGTGCTGCCGTCGATGATGCTGACCGTGGACGATGCAGCGGTCGAGACAGTCACCACGATGCGATGCAGGTAGTCGTTTGCTGCGCCGTTGGTGCCAAGCACCTGCGCGGTCTGCGAAACGGCGACCGTCTCGTAGGGGTATTGATACGGAAGATTTACGCCACTCATATTCGCGCCCTCCTTGAGACGCTACGCTCGTGAACCTGCCACATATCGTTTAGCGTGACCTCGTTCTGTGGCCCAACAATCAAGGTCTTGCTCTCTAACGGCCTCTGCGCGGACGGTTCAGCCCTCCACGCAACGGCTAACATACGGAAAGCGTCGGCAGGGTGTGATGTCCAATCGTGTCGGGGTGATGCCCTGAACGCTTTCTTGTCCTCATCATACTCTCGTTGATACTGGCGTAAAGCCTCTATTCCGTCGCCACATTTTACGGAATTGAACCAAGTTCGGGGCAACATCTGGCGAATTGCTTGGATTCCGTCCTGCAAGCCGATGTTTGGCACCACGGACAAATGGTTGATGCCGAGGTGGTCAGCCAACTGCTCTACGATGCTGCGCCCCGTCTGTAGGCTCTTGGCGCGTGCGTCATGCGGCAGGTGATGCTTGCCGTACTGATAACCCTTGTTTACAACCACTTCTGCAATGGCGCGGATGTCTGCACCCGAAACTGCGTAGAAGTCGATGACGCGCACCTCGCCGCCCACCACCTGATACCACCAGATAGCCGTGTCGTCGCGGTAGCCCAAGTCCCATGCGGTGTGTACCGGATACCCCTCCGTAAAGACTACACGCTCGTTAATACGCGGCTCTGCCTGCCGCATCTCTGTGCCGAAGAACGCGCCGAGGATAGCCGCCTCGAAACTGCACTCGTACTCTTGGAGGTACTGGTCGTCGGACAACTGCGCCTTTGCCGCGTTGAGTTCACTTTGCGGCAGCAGGCCCGAATCGCTGGCAGGCAGCCGCAGGACAAACCACTCGTCTGGAATGCGCCGTGCTGTCTCGTAGATATCCCAGAATTGGTTCTTGCCCTTCGGCGTACCGGCGAACACAGCCCAGCCTTGTTTGTCGGAGAGCGCAGGCCGGATGACATTGCCAAATACCGAAGGCTTGAAATCGCCGTACTCGTCCATGTACACGCCCGATAGTCCCAAGCCTCGGATTTGCCCATCAGCGTTGTCGGCCCCAAACAAACTGATTTTGACCCCGTTAACCAATGTCAGCGTCATCTGCTGTTCGTTGGCATCTACGATAAGGGGTTTTGCATAAAACTTAAAATAGTCCCATGCGACGCGGCGTGCTTGGTTGGCGTAAGGGGCAACATACGCAAATAGACCATTTGGCCCCTGATACATGATAGCGGCGCGGATAATGTCATTAATTGCAGCAACGGTTTTACCCGCACCTGCGGCGGTGGGCGACTAAACACGCCCACCGCTTGCTCCTATCATGAAAAGGCAAAAACGCCTTTCGAGGGTTGTATGGCAGGACTACATCCATGCCCAATTTTTCCCGCGCCAAACTTCGTAAATCGCGCTTTTGCTTACGCCATACTTTTTTGCGTATTCAATGCCTGATGACGCTTTTGCACGAATGTCCTTCACGGCATCTTCTGTTAACCGCGCCCATTTTGCATTGCGACCACGATTGTTTGGCGTAAAGTTGCGGCCCTTACGCACGCAATCTTTCATATTGTCTGACAGCGTTCCGCAGAACAGATGGTTTGGGTTAACGCAAAGCGGCTGGTCGCAGTGATGCAGTATGCACTCGCCTTTAGGAATATCGCCCCTGTAAAGCCGCCATGCTACTCGATGCGCTTTCGCGGTTCCCTCATCGCGGCGACCGAGGCCAATGACCCCGTATCCGTGTTCCTTCGTCGCGCCCGTCCAAAGCCAGCAACCCGTGTTCGGCTCGGGCATAACCTTATCGTGGAACCTATCCCACAATGACCGGCGATACCGATGGTCGCCCTTTGCCATTACTTGGGTTCGCCCCAACGGATGTTCAGTTCCTGCGGTTTGCCATCTACGCCGCTGTGTTCGTGCCGTGCGAGTTTAGGCACATGGTATTCAAGTAAGTCGCTGAAGCACTTGAACGCAGCCTCTGCGCCCTTCTCTTGGTGTATTTCGTCGAGCCAGCCCTGCAAGCGGTCTGCGTTGCCATCTACGAAACGAGAGATGGCCTCCCTCGCTGCTTGGGTTGACTTGTTCGGGCTTCCTTTGGGGCGACCTGCTGGCATACCGTGGTTAATATACGCTGATTGTTTATTCTGTGAAACAGTTAACTTTGGTTTACCGTTACGAAGTTGTGTGATAGATTTAGCAAATGAAAATAGGTGAACTAACCCCGATTGTGGACACCGAAGTTGAGATGCCAGAACGGATGTTTGACGCTCTATGTGTGCTGGAGATGTTGTTGTGCGCCCGTGGCGTTCCTTCCGTTTTTGCCGAAGATGTGCGCGAGTATTTGCGCGACGAATATGGCGACGAATTTGCGGAGTCATTTGAGCCGAGGTACATGATTAGTAACCCAGCCGTTTCAAGAGTTCCGCAGTAATCCTGCCCCCATACGGTTTCATTTGCAGGGCGCGGACATCTGCCGCTGATGGGTTACGCGGGTCGGCAATACCACGCGCACGGGCCGCAGGTTCCAACAACTCGTAAACCCGCACATCTTCCTTCAAGCGACCAATGCCTGCGCCGGGGATGCCGGTTTCATATGCAGCGTGACCAGACCCCCTGATGAGCGGTTCGTCTGCGTAAATGACACCAACATTTTGCAGCCCAGATTCTGGCGCGGTGTATTGCGTTGGGTCGGCAACCGACAATCTCGCCTCACCAATGCTTAACCCGCCTTCATTACGGAAGCGGACATCTAAATCGTTTTTGATTTGTTTCCGTACAGCGTCAGGTGCATTTCTGAATTGCCGTGTGCCTTCCTCGCTACCAATGCCAGCCCACCCCGGTATCATCTTACGAATCATCGTGTCGGCTTGCTTTTTGGTCTTTTTGTTTAGCGCGGCATCGGCGTAACTTAACATCGTTTCGCCGGTCATCGTTGCATAGTCGCCGCCCGTTGGGGCCATGCGCCACGGCAGATAAATTGGATTTTCTCCAAATTCTGTTTTCAAAGCCTGCGCGGCTTTTTTGACTTTGCTCGACGGCGTGAATTGCGAAGCCCATACCATGCCGGGATTCTCAAACATGAAGTCTTGTCCACCCTGCAAGTTAACAGGGCGTGCAAGTTCAACATCGTTAATTGCGCGAAGCAGCCCACCCGCAGCGGTGCGGTCACTCATGCTTGTTATAAAGGGCTTGCCTTCAAATTCTGTGATAGATACTTCCGGTGCGTTAACGGTTCCGCGAGATTCAACTGTTCTTTCCAATGCTTTTAGTCGCGGCTGCTCTTCAACCCGAGGGTCAAAACGAGGGTCATACTCTGCGATGTTTGAAACTGCCCCATGACGGAGCGCAGCAGCCAACCGCATGGGGTCAACCATCGACCCTGCATACTCACCGGCAGCGCGGGGGCTGGTCATCGCCTGCCGTGCGCGTTCAACCTCGCCTTGTACGAGAGCCTTGCCCGTCTGAACCGGCTGCGTAACGATTGCCTTGCCGATGGTACCGAGGTCTTGGGCGGCTTGGTCTAAGCGAGGGGTTGGGCGGTCGGCGGCTTGGGCGTACTCTGCCGTCGTCATGCGCCCGATGTTGGGGTCGCTCGTAAAGGCTTCGTAGGCAAGTCCACCGACATCCCGTGCGCGGTCTGCGAGGGTATCGACTACCCCGCCACCGAAGTCAGCGGCACGGTCGCGCATCTGCTGGAGGTATTGCAGCGCGGCAGCAACCCGTGACGGTTCAATTTTCTTC